CGCCTTTCGGCGACTGCGTGAACGGGAGGCTCTGGCTACGGCTGGGGCCTCTTTTTCTAATGCAGAGCCCACACCTAAACTTGAAACAGAAGAACCGGCGCCTAAAAAACGTCGCACTGTAAAGCCCAAGGCGGAGGCCACCGATGCCAATCACGATTAACGCCACGGTTGGTTCAGCCTCGGCAAACTCCTATCTGACGCTGGCTGATGCGCAGGCCATTGTTGATGGCTTCGTGGAAGATGAGGACGTGGTGGCATGGGCATCTGCTACGACTGATCAAAAGAACCGCGCCCTCTACAGCGCAACCGAGCGCCTGGATCGCGAACGTTTTTTAGGAGCGCGAGCAACGGATACTCAGTCGCTGCAATGGCCACGTACCGGCGTTCGCAAGCCTGATACGTACATCAATACCTACGCTGTTGGTTTTCCGTTTCGGATCACAACCGACTATTTCACCGATACTGAAATCCCAGATCAGGTCAAAAAGGCGCAGGTTGTCCTAGCCGTTTACCTGAACAACAACAAAGACGGCCTGAGCCTGAGCGGCATTGAGGATTATCGATCTGTTCAGATCGGTACGTTGCGCATTGAATCTGCAGGCGCCAGCAGTATGGCCACGGGCGCTGATCGTGTTCCGCCGATTTTTGAGCGGTATCTGACTGGGCTTAGAATTAGCGGACCGGGTAACTTTGCAATCAAACGGAGTTGATGATGGCTGACAACGACTCCTACAACATTGGCTTTGAGTACATCAGCGACACTGCCGCCCACACTGGCCGCTTTTACAAGCTGTACGCTTTGGCTAATGCCGTGATCAGTGCCGCGACTGTGCAAAATGCCAGTGGAAACGCTTTTACGTCTGTTCCGTTGGACGCGGGCGACAGCATTGAAGGTGTATTTACCAGCGTGACGCTGGCCTCAGGCAAGGTTGTTGCCTACAAAATCTGATGTCTTACGTTCTCCTAGGTGGTGGTGATGCGGTAGCACGCGAGGGGCTTGAGATTCCTACGCATGACTACATTGTGAATACTTACGACGGCGCCAATAATTTGTTGACTGCGACCTATAAGCGTGGTGGCGCGAGCGGTAAAACCGTTGCCACGTTGACAATGACTTACGACGGTAACAACAATTTGATGACCGTCACGAGGAGCTGAGCAATGGCCTTTAAGCTCAATCCGTTCACAAGTGGTCTTGATACAGTCCGCAACCAAATGTTGTGGGGGTCGTTTTATGACACGACTCAGCAGATTGCAGCGGCTGCTAACACTGCCTATTCGATTGGCATTAATTCAACGGATGCTGATAGCCGTGGGATAAGCATTGTCTCTGGCTCACGAGTCACCTTTTCTAGGGCAGGCGTTTACAGCGTCACTTACTCTGTCCAGTTTGTGAACACAAGCAACTCGATTCACGATATCAATATCTGGCTGCGTAAGAACAATGAAGGCAGCGCTGGTGACGTGCCGGCTAGTGACAGCAAGTTCAGTATTATCTCCAGTCATGGTGGCGTCGATGGTCACGTTATTGGCTGCGTAAATTACGTCCTAAAACTTGCCGCCAACGATTACTTGGAATTGATCTGGTCAACCACTAACGTTGCCGCTAGTATCCAATCACTGCCATCGTCGCCATCAGGGCCGGCGCATCCATCTATCCCTGGCATTATCCTGACTGCAGTGCAGGTGGCTTAATAAATGGCACTTGCTACTTCACTTCGCAAGACGGCCAGCAAGCTGATGCTGAGGTTCGGTGGTCTTGTCACCATCAGGCGTGTTACGACTGGCGCTTACAACCCAACCACGGGCGTTGCGACACCCACTGCGTCTGAATCGGTGATACGTGGCCTGTTGGAGGATGTGAACGAACGGGAGATCAACGATCTGATTAAGAGCACTGATAAAAAGCTGACTATCGCCGCCGCTGATCTTGCCTACGAACCGGCCATTTCAGATCAGGTGACCGTATCAAACCGGATCACGCAGGTGGTTGAGGTGCGAAAGATTGAGCAGGATAATACGCCTATTGTGTTTGAAATCTTCCTAAGGGAGTGATATGGCAAAAACCATTGATATTGGCGACATTGGAGAGTATGCAGAACGGCAGTTCAACCTTTTGGTTAAAGCCGCAGTGCTTACTGCCGACAGAAGATTAAAGCTGGCAAGTCCGGTGGACACTGGCCGTTTCCGTGCAAGCTGGGCAATAGGCGAAAATGCCGCACCTTTCAAGGGGCAACCAGAAGGTGAATACGAAGGCAATCTGCCGCCAAACGCCGTCAATTATCAGCTGGGCAACGAAAAAATTGGCAATGTCTACAGCATCCATAACAACCTGATTTACGCTGAACCACTGGCCCGTGGCCGCAGCAAGCAAGCACCTGATGGCTGGGTTGATTCAATCGCCAAAGACATTCAGACTTACGTCAACGCCGAAGCGGACCGTATTGGTCGATCATCGTGAGCCTTAACACCGTCCGCGCCTACATCGAAAACCGTATTGCGACGGAGTTTGCCGCTTCGCCTGCGCTGCAGGTTTCCTATCAAAACGTACCCTTTACGCCACCCAACAATGCGAGCTGGGTGCAAACCAGCATCATCTGGGGCGATTCTGCTTATATGACGATGCTTACCACGTCTACGCGTGGCACTGGCGCTGGCTTTGATCGGCGCAATGGAACACTGGTATTCAACATCTTTACGCCGCGTGGTGGTGGCCCCGGAGCTGGTCTGACAATCTCCCAGCGTTGCATCACCCTGTTTTCACGTTTGCAGCTAGAAAATATAAAGTTTGACGCCGCAAATGGTCCGCGAGTCATTGAGCCCTCGTCGCCAGAAGGGTTCTCGCAGATGCAAGTGGTGATAACTTTTGAGGCTTACGAGCAAAGCTAGAATCTGATCAGCCAATACCGTTTACAAAAATGGCTGTCACTGTTTTGTCCGGTACGTCCGGCGCCCTTTACTACAAGCCCGCTGGAACCACCGGTACATTCGGTGAGTCTGGGGTCAACGTTTCTACTGAAACCATTACTACCGAGCCCTACCTGAATTTCAAGGTTGGCGATCCCGTTAAATTCCGTCTGGTTAATAGCCAAACCGGTGGATCTGGTACAGGCACCCTGCCCGCTGGTCTCTCGGCTGATACCACGTATTACGTGATTGCCTACACCGCTAGCTCTGGCGCACTTCAGGTGTCTGCTACGGCTGGTGGCTCTGCCGTCAACATCACTGACGATGGCACCGCTGCAGCTCCCAACGAGTTCGAGGTCTTCTACGCTGACTTCGCTGCGGTCGGTCAGGTTCAAAGCTGGTCTTTTGAAATCAGCCGAGCCGAGATTGACGTGACCACCATTGGTCAAACCGCTGGCCAGTATGCACCCTTCCGTGCTTACATCCCCGGATTCGCTGATGGCACTGGCACCGCCACCATCTACGTGACCAACGAAGACAGCGCCCTGTCCAACCGTATGGTTGAAGATGTGGTGCAGCGTCAGCAGGTTGGTTGCGGCTTCAAGCTGTATACCGACAAGCAGAGCTCTGAAGCCCTGAGCCGCAGCATTGCCCTCGATGCCGTGATCATCAGCGCTACTCAGAACGTCAACCCTGACGACGCTCAACAGGTAGAGATTACCTTCCGTCCTACCGCAACTCCTACTTTCGATTTCAGCACTACCGCTTGATACGATCGCTTAGTTGCGTTGATCGGGCCTCTGGGTTGCGCCAGGGGCTTTTTTATGCCTAAAGTGACAACAATCATCTAGTTTTTATGCCCGCGCCTGCATCGTCAGCTCTTGCCCGCCTGAAAAAAGCAGCCAACCTGACGCCCATCAAGCGTGTGGTTACTTTGGCTAACGGCGAGATCTTTGAGTTTTACGCAGCACCGTTGACCATGTCCGAGCGTGAGCGGGCGCAGAAGATGCCAGGAGGCGATGACCCAAATGGCTTTGCGTTGAACTTGCTGGTCACCAAGGCAGTTGACGATGCCGGTCAGCGCTTGTTTCAGACGGGTGAAATTGCTGAGCTGAAGAACGAAGTGATGGATGCCGATCTGCAGGCTCTGATGCTGGCCATAATTACCAATCCTGAGGAAGGTCAAGAGTTGGACATGAAAAGCCGTAAAGGCTGAGCTCAAAAAAGACAACCTATTGCTGCTGCAGCTCGGGGTCGCTAAAGAGCTGGGATATACATTGTCTCGCCTTGCCAAAGAAGTGACCTTGGAGGAACTGCTGTTGTGGTCTAGCTATTTTGAGCTGCAAAACGAAGAGCAGGAGCGGCGGTCAAAGCAGCGTCGGTAGACTGCTTGTAAGAACAGGGTTGTGCCGTGTCTGTTGTAGCTAACGTTGCCATCAATGTTGATAGCCGTGGCGCAACCCAAAAGCTACGTGAAGTTCAAGTTGGGGCCAAAGCTACTGAGCAGGCTTTTAACGCGCTGACTTCTGCAGCGGCGGCATTTGGCGCGGGTTTTGCTATTGGAAGGGTCATCCAGGATGTAAAAGAATTAGACACAAATCTGAGGCGTCTAGGCACCGTCGGAGTTGACGTTGGCCGAATTAGCCCAGCGCTGTCATCCCTAAGCAAAGAGCTAGGTGGTGTTGCCAGTAAGGCGGAATTGGCGGCCGCATCTTACCAAGCGGCTTCGGCTGGTTTTAGTGATACAGCTGGCAACATTGAAATTCTTAGAGCTTCAACCAAGGCGGCTACTGGTGGGCTAGCCGATACCCAAGCTGTGACCGAAGTTTTAGTAAAAACACTTAACGCCTACGGGTTGGCTGGCACGCAAGCAAGCAAAGTAACCGACAGTATTTCAAAGGCCATTGAACTTGGAAACCAAGAATGGTCGGATTACACCAGCCAGCTTGGCCG